AGATTCTGTACAGCACTGCCAAACAGCACACCTATGCGGACCTCGAAGCAGTGCTGCTTCCCTGGTTCGGTACCCCCAAGACTTATAACAGCACTGCCAAACAGAGGTTGGCTGTCAACGACGAGCTTTCGGCCAATGTCGGCGCCGCGGCCGCGCCCTCGAAATTTGCCAACATCGTGGTCCACTGTGGCGTCGCCCAGCACATCCTCAACACGCGCGGCAAGGACTGCACGGAGCCGGAATGGGTGGCAATGCTCCAGCTGCTCAGGCACTGCACAGACGGCGAAGACTTCGTGCACGTCGTCAGCGACGGCCACCCCGGCTACCAGCCAGGGGCGACCGATGCAAAGTGGCAGCAGCGATCAGTGACGGCAGGGCCGACCCTGTGCTCGACGTTCGACCAGTACGAAAGCTCGATCTGCGCCAAGTGCCCGCACCGGGGGGCGATCAAGTCTCCGATCATGGTGGGCATGGATGACACCATGCCGGTGATCGGCGGCATGCCACCGACCTATCGTGTCGCGCCGGACGGCCGCGGCACCGAGCGCCTGTTCCTCGACGCCAACAACCAGAAGCAGTGGGTCAAGATTCTGCGCCACACGGTCAGCAACTTGCGCGTGATGCGCTCCATTGCGACCGGCGAGCACCAGCTGACCTTCGATGTGAAGGTGCAGGACTCGAAGCCCTACACCCTGCAGCTGCCATCGTCAGCACTCGGCAACAGCCGTATGCTCACCGAGACGCTGGCCAAATACGCCTTCGTGCTGAAGGACAAGGAAGCAATCGCATTCAAGGACCTTATGGCTACCTGGCTCGAACGACTGCAGACCAACCGCCGCGTTGCCGACGTGACCGACCAGCTGGGATGGCTGATCGAGAAGAAAGACGAAGGTGAAGTCATCACCGGCTTCGCTGCCGGCCCGGCGGTGTTCTATGCAGATGGCAGAGTGCGCGAGGACGTGAAGCCTGCGCGCGAGTTCGCCAGCGTGGCGGTCCACTACGAACCAAAGGGGAGTCTCGACGCATGGAAGACAGTATCGAGCTTTCTTACGGACCAGGACAACCCTGCATTTACTGCGGCAATAGCCGCGGCGTTTGCTGCACCACTGCTGAGATTTACGGGTCACAATGGAGCCATACTCTCACTAGTCTCTACTGCGAGCGGTGTCGGCAAGTCATCTGCCTTGAAGTGCGCCCAGGGTGTGTGGGGGAGTCCGAAACACGGTATCAATGCTGTGGACGACACGCCCAAGAGCGTTGCCCGCAAAGTGGCCTTCCTCAACAACTTGCCAGCATTTTGGGACGAGCTTCGCGGCAGAAAAACCCTGGAGGATTTCCTTACCTTGGCGTTCCAGATTACACAGGGAAAAGACCGTACGAGATTAGACTCATCTGCCCAGCTGAGGGAAGTCCACACCTGGGAGACGATGATGGTTGTAGCTTCGAACGAGTCGATCTTTGAAGCCATGTCTCGCCACTCCGCAGGGTCTGACGCCGGCGCAGTGCGCGTAGTCGAGATGACCATCGACCCGGTTGCATCAGACCGCAACCGTGCCGAGCTTGCAATCATGTTTGAGTCACTCAACAGCAACTACGGGCATGCGGGGCGCATCTACTCGCAGTACCTGGCCCAGCACGCCGGGGATGTGGAAGCCAAGGTCAAGGACATATACACGAAGATCGCCAAGCAGGGCACGATGGCGGCACAGGAGCGGTTCTGGTTCGCCATCGCCGCGGCCCTGATGACCGGCGCAATCGTCGCCAACCAGCTGCAGCTGACGAAGATCAACCTCTCGACGCTGCTCAACTACCTGATGAAAAACATCGACCGGCTGCGCGGCCGCACGACGAACGCAATGGACTCGTCGGACCCCTCGACGCTGGTGGCTGGATATCTTGCCGCACACCAGGACCGCGGGCTTGTGGTGCAGACGTTCCCAGCAACCAGGCAGAACACCAAGGGGTACCTGCCGACGTTCCCTACTGGTGTTCCGAAGTCCAACAAGATCTCGTACCACCTGGAACTGGACAGCAACACCGTCAGGCTCCCGAAGGCAGAGTTCGAACGCTGGCTGGAGTTCCGGCAGATGCCGGTCTACTCGACGATGCAGAAGCTGCGCAACGACTACGGAATGATCCAGCGCAGGTCAGTGCTGGGCATTGGCACGAGCTACGCGCTCACTTCACAGATCGTGTTGGAACTGCAGCTGAACAACATGCAGGCCGACCGGGCTAGATCGGATGATTCTTTGAATCCCGCCGATAGCCCCGATTCGCTGCCACTGAGCGTACCCGAAGGTTAGACCTGGCGTTGCTGCCACCGCTGTCCAGCGGGCGCTTGTGGTCCACGTCCTTGCCGTCGCCCTTGTGCGCGAGGCCAGCCTTGATCATGGCCGCCCGTGCACGGTTGCGTGCCATGCGGTGGCGCACCTGCTCAGGGCTGTTTTCGTACTCGGTGGCCCGTGTGTAATCCCGTGGTTTATTCATCGTTGTAGCCCTCGAAGTCTTCGGCCAGCTGGCGCTCGCTAGGCCGCAAGTTTGCCGTGTACCGGAGGTTGCTGGCCTCAGTCTTGCGCATGGCCTGTCGCGCCCTGATAAGCGCCGATGCAGTGATGCGGTGGATCGGCCGCTTGCTATTGAAGGCGTCGATCTTCGCGCGGACTTCCTGTCTGTCTTCCATGTCGGCCAATGCCCACCGCCGAAGCAGCGCCGCCCGCTGGTCGGCCTCATACGCCTTCTGCGTGTTGATAGCCCCACGCTTTTCGTACAGCTGCTCGATACGTGCCGGCTGTACACCGAGCGACTGCCAGAACAGATCAATAGGATGCAGGTTTTCAGGACTCTCGATCATCGCCCCGCGCGTATCGACAATGCCGGTCTGACTGTAGCGCAGGGCCTTCGACACATCTGAGAACATCTTTGGCAGGAGCATCTCCGTGCCGCGCCAGGGCTGTCCTTCCATCATGTACTTCATGCCGCTGTGAAACCGCATGCCAAGGTTCAGCGTAGGACCGCCAAGCCCCTTAACCAGGCTGCCCAGCAGCGACTCGGTAGTGTCCGCCTTCAGGTCCAGCATATACAGAGACCCCAGCGACAAGCTGGTAGCGTAGTCCTGCCCCAAAGCAGTCGGCAGGCCGCGAGCGAGTACCTGACCGAGGTCGGTCCCCAGGGCAGCGTTGGCTGCATCGTGGACCCACTTGTCATAGATGTCTCCAGACATTGCATTGGTCCAGGTGTACGGCTCCTTCTGGTCTGCGCCGCCGCCCAAAAGGACTGCCGCAGCGCCCAGCGCCCACTTGATAGGCTGAAGCATCACACCCGTCATGCCTCCCACGACGGCATGCGACATCAACAACCCTGCGATGGTTTTTGCCCCCTCCCTGCGTTCCTGCTGGCTTGCGCCTCGCCGGGCACGATAGAAGTTGTCAATCAGGAGCGCATACATGCCCTGCGGGTATTTCATGAACTGAAACACCAATGGGCTGGCACGGCCAAGCGGGCCACCACGACCAAACAGACGCGGGGCGTTGGATGCGCTGTAGTTCATGTGCGTCTTGGATACGGCAGATCTGGCATACGCGGCGGCGGCTTCCTGCGTCATCTGTCGCGGGCCTGGCTCACGGGCCAGGTCGTAGGCCGCGATGGCAGAAACAACGCGGTTATTCACTTCAGTCAGGTGCGACATGATGCGCGTAGCATCCAGAAGACGCTGAGCCTGACTGTTACCCTTGCCCTCCGACATATTACGCAGCTCGGTGGCAGTGGTGATCTCCAGTGCACCCTGCTGCTTCAGCTTGTCCAACAGCTTCATGTATTCGGCGGCCTGCGCAGGCGGGCTGCGCTGCCTGATCCAGCCCTCAATCTGCTCCAGTACTTCAAACGCGTCCTCACCCGTAGAAGCAGAAATAGCTGCCTTGGCTCCAAGCCATGAGCGTCCCGTCTGGGTCAGGAGGGGATGCGCAATCAGCTTCTGCGCCCGCAGCAGCGCACCGACCGCTTTCGCCGTGCCATGCCGTGCCGCCAGCCAGGGCAGCATGACCATTGGTACCTGCATGCTGTTACGGAACCAGTAGGCCGGCGACAGCAGCATGAACAGCTGCGACAGCTGCGTGCCTTTCTGGATCAGCGGGATCACCTTGCTCGGTGTAGCCGCAAGAGTATCGCGTGCCTTCAGTTCACGATAAATATGCCCAAGCTTTACGCTGTCGAGCGGGCTTTTAATTTTATGTTCTGCGACCTTCTTGATGAACTGATCCATGCGGTACAGCGCATCACTCATGACGTGGCCATAACGCAGCTGCGCAATATGGTAGGCAGCACCTTCAGTGTAACGGGCCATCGCCTGCTGCGCGTTGTCTGCCTCGGCACCGAGGATGTTCTCGCGGCGGCGCTGATGCTGACGGAAAGATGCGTCAGCCAGCTGCTCCATGTACAGTTCCTTGATTGCGTTCTGTGCTGCCGGATTGCCGGTGAGCTTGTCCATCACACGGCTAAGCCGGTCGTCGGACTTGAGCAGCGTCGGGCCGTTGAGGAACTCATTTTTCAGTTCCACATCGCTGGTACCAGTTTCGCCATATTCCTGCACCAGCACCTGGCGTACGGCTTCAGCCTCGGCACGGGTCTTGCGGTACTGCACTTCAAACTGCACGACACTCCCGGTCCACGACCCGTCGGGGTTGCGCTCTACCCGCGCCGAACGAGTGACTTCCTTGGCCGCCTCGGTATTGGCCCAGGTACGCGCCTCCTTCTTGTCCTGGAAAGTCTTATGGTCGAGTATCAGGTTGGCGTGGACAACGTAGTCGCCTTCACGGAACAGCGGCGCATACGGCCCCTGCTGCATCTTCGGAATGCGAGCAATGGCGGCGACAGTAGATGCCATATCGTCTGACAGAACACTGACTGTGGCCTCAAACTGCCCTGTTTTTTTATCCTTGCTGATTTCAGTGAACTGCATCGACGGGTTGTCCGCCTGCTCGTTGGCAGCCCACTGCTCAGCTTCTTCCCGCGTGCCGAAAGTCTGCTGCTTGCCGAACTCCTTCTGGATGCCGCTTACAGTATCAAGTCCGAGCCGCTGGACGCTGCCTTCATCGTACTTGGCGTTGAACTGCTTCTTGGTCATGACGACGGTATCCCCACCTGTCAGGGCGGGGCGCAAAGCATTCAACGCGCGCAGGCTCGCAAGCTGCTGAATCGTGCGGCCATACATGTCGCGCAACCTGCCATACAAGCGAGTCCATTCCGGGTCAATGGCCTGCAGGCGGGCACGCAGCTCGGCGTGTACCTTCTTCATTTCGTCAGACTTGACGTGCTCATTGCCAGGCGCGTCCAGGTCACGATCAGGGAACACCCGCTCCAGGGATGATTCTGCTTCGATACGCGCGAACTCAATCGCCTGATCGTCGTATTTCTCCGCCAGCTGGGTCCATTCGCGGTTGATCGCCTTGCCGCCAGGGCGGGCCTCAGTACCCTGCTTGACGGCAGAGATGTTGGCGTCACGCTCGGATGCGGCGACATGATAGTCACTCAGTCCACTGCTTCCTTCGTCGGTGTCGTAGAACGCCCTGTGGTACTGGTCGGCAATCTGCTCCTGCGACATTGCCGACAACAACATGCGGTCGCCAACATCACCAAGGTTCAGTTTCTTGTCACGGGCGCGCTTATAGATGTCGTTGGTAACACGGTTGGACCGCAACAAGCGGTCCATTGCGGCACCAACGTGTTCCCGTATAGCGTTGTCGGGCACGTTCTCCAGCGCCCACTTCATGCCGTTGGTAGCTTCTGACCGCTCACCAGTCAGGAGCGACTCGCTCAGCTGCATGATGGCATCCAGGGCGTTGTCGGCCTGGTATCCATCCAGATGCAGGGCACGCCTGACAAACTTGACAAACTTACTCCAACCGGACTCCTGCATATCAATCTGCACGCCACGCAGGAAGTCCTGAAACTCGGGGTTAGAGAACGCCTCGGCAACAAACTCAGCCTCGACATTGGTCTTGGCCGTCAAACCGTAATGCTTGCTATAGTCCATGCCCTGCTTCGTTGCAGCTGTACGAACCATATCTACAAGGCTGCGCAGTTGTGCACGAAGCGCACCGTTAGCCTCAAGCTGTCCAACCGTGGCAGCGTGAACTGTCTCATGCGTGACGGCATGAATGAATGCCGCCATCGGATCAATGCCCTTCTCTCGGGCGGCATTCAGGAGCGCCCGGTTGAGCTTGATGGTGCGGTTGCCGTTTGCATCGACTGCAAACTGGCCCGTACGGCCCCCACGTCCTATACGGTCATCCCACGACAGATGCACATCATCGAGGTTCAGCTTACCCAGCTGGTCAAGCAGCTGCCGCTGCAGTCCTGACTTGACGTAGGTGCTGAACAGCCTGACCACATCCCCGGCACTGATCTTGTTGTTGGTTTCGAGGTTATCCGCGAGTGCCTGAGCAGCTTCGGTGAGCGACTTTACGAAAGCATACGGGTTAAGTGGAGCATCAGGGGCCTTCTTGATGCGCTTGGCCAGCTGGGCATTGATGGCGGCTTCGCGGACCACCTGGGTCTTTTTGTCGGTCACCAGCCGGGCTTCACGCGCAAGCTCGATCTCCGTAGCCGGCCGACGGGCCGACACGACATTACGCTCAGCCAGGAACATTTCATTCAGCCGTGCATCGTCCAGCTGCCCCGTTGGAGTGGTAGGGACGATCAGCATGCCGTTCTCATCAAAGCGAAATCCGAAAGCCTTGAACAACTTGACGAACGGCTCGACAACCTTTGTCTTGTAGTTAGCCCCACGCTCACTGTTTACAGCCGCAGGACTCAATGCTGCACGCAGCATCTGCAGGTCCTGCAAAGTCAGCGGCTCGATCCATCGACGTTCCAGTTTGTCGGAGCCACCCTGCCTGGCAATGAACCCGGAAATCTTCGTGATGACTGGCGCAATGGCAGCCTCGTACATCGGGTTGCCCTTCATTGCTTCATGGAGCACGCCCCCCAACTCAAACCTACCGGCAAGGCGTTTCAGGTTGATGGCGTTCTGCACCAACCGCCCTTTTGCGGTATGTGCAAACTGCAGTACAACAGGCTCCATACGAGCAGCGGCCTGTGCTTGTGCAAGCGACTCGGCACGCATGAGCTTCGACAGAGCATAAACAATGCCGTCAGGAGTCTTGCGGTCGGTGATGTACTTGACGGAGGCATTGTACTTGTCAGCCTCCTTGAGGACGTTGAAAGATGCACCGTGCATCTGCGAAAGTATCTTGCCGTAGGCAAGCAGCACCTTCAGGTATGCATCGGCCAGGGCCACTCGTGTGCGCTTGGCGGCGCTGTCGGCGGCTTTCATCTCGTCGCGGATGAACCTGACTGATGCCTCGCCACTCTCAGTCAGCAGCTTCACCGACTGGTCTACTTCCTCATACGTACGCTTTACACGCGCTGCATGCTCCGCACGTTTTGCGTCCCCGCCCTCACGTACCTTGCGCGGGACGTTGAGGTCAAACAGCTGCCGGACGCCAAGCACGGCGCTTTTCATCGTCCTGGCGTTACCCTCACGATCTTTGCGCTGGCGGCGGCTGACCAGGGTCTCCGTAGGCTGTCCTTCCTTTTGCACGACGGCGGCATGCTCGGTAGCCCGGCCGGTGATGCCCTGGGAAGACACGCCCGAACCCATTTCACGGTTTGTTACGCGGTCGAACGCACGGCCGATCAGTTCCTTTTTCTCGGATGGGCGAGTGTGTGCAGCCATAAGCTCGCGCGCACTACGTCCCGCCGGCGACTCGATGCCTGTCGCTCCAGCAGCGATGCGTTCCTGCATCGGCCTGTCACTGGCAACCGCCGACGCATTGACCCTGGCAGTCAGCTTGACATCAGTTGGCCGCTCTACTTCCTCTTTCTCCTTGCTCTTTTCAGCGGCGGCCATCACATCCACTGCGTTCAGGAACATGTGCTCGAACTCGACAGAATCTTCTGGCGGTATTTCGCGCGTCTTGGCTGCCTCGACCAGTTCTGCGTGTGCGTACGGGTTAGCCAGATCGCCATGCCCGATCGTGAACGCGTTATCTTCTTCCTCATGTGACTGCGGGGCAGGGGATATTCCACGAAACCCTTTCGGGTTCACCTTATGGCCGACAGCCATAATGCGCTCGGCTGCCGTAGTCGGCTTCGTGGAGGCCAGATGGACCCCCAGCTGCCGGGAGATCATACGTGCAGCTTTCTCGTCCTTATTCTCGATTGCTGTTTTCAGAAGTTCAAACAGCTTCGAGTAACGGTCGGCCTGTGCCACCTTGCTGAACGTGTACGAGCCAGGTGGCAGGAACCCACCAACCTCGCCCACCTTCTCCAGCGTGCGGGTATCGGTGGCTACCCGCCCTAGTCTCTGCAGAACTTCGTCGGGGGTCTTAACGTCGCGCGTGGCACTCAGTGCAAGGTCGCGCGCATTGGCCCGGTCCCGCAATGTCTGCTCGATGGTTGTGCGAGTGCGACGCTGAAGCGCGGGAATATTGCCCGCCTGCTTCTCCTGCGCGATGAGTTCGTTGCGCCGCTGGATGGACTGCTCAGCAGTCATCACATGGGTAGTGCGGTCCGGGAACTCGCGGTCCCACGCCGATGCACGGCGCAGCGCGTCCAGGTTGGTGGCAACCAATGCAGAACGCGTTACAGCGCCATTCTTGTCACGCTGCTCGACTGCAATGTTGGCCCCAGCAGGCTTACCAGTACCGGAACCGGTGACTGCGCCGAGGATCTCCTGCATCGAGTGGCCACCGGCCTTCATGCCGATCACTTCGTCGGCCACCTGGCGGTTCTTGGCAATCAGCGTGCCGCCCTTGTCATCGAAGTTGGCCAGCGGGACACCCACGCCACGAAGCTCATCGAAGCGACCTGTTTCCCGCAGGTGCTGAATATTCGCCGCCGACAGGTACACACCTTCGCGCATGTTGTCGGGGTTAGCCAGATCACGCATCTGTGCATCGAGATACAGGAATGGCTCGGCTGATGGCTCATCATCCATCTCGCCGGGGCGCTGGGTCAACGAGGCGGACTGGCTCGTAACCGGGTCAACACGAGCGTACAGCCCTTCCGACAGCTGCCCTGAATCGTACAGGGCCGCCGCGGCCTGGTTGGCTTCCTCGGACGTAGCAAACACCTGCTGCTGAAGCACGTCACCGTTGCCACCGAAAACACTCAACTGAAAGCCCTGCTTCAATACGCCAGGTGCGGTGGGTGGCGCACTCTGTGAAGGCAGTGGAGCAGTGCCTGGGCCGAGCGGGGCCGCCGGCGCTGGATTGAACATGTCCAGCTGGTTCTCATCGGCAGCAGTGCCAAGGTACGTGCCTGGGGCACCGGACTCGTTGCCGCGGAAACCCTCGGGCTGCGACAGGTCCGGGGCCTGCGGTTCCGGTATCGGAGCCACATAGTCGGGGCCACGCCCCCGCACAATATCCGTTCGCCCCAGCCCTCGCTGGCGGTAGCGGCCGCCCTGGCGGATGTCAGCCCCCTGCGTCAGCGGGAGTTCCTGCTGCGTGTTACGAACGTAGGTGCTTGGCAGTGAGCGGGCGAACCGCTCCTGATCCTCATCGAACTGCGGCAGCATGGATTCCTGCTGCACGGGGTACAGCCCCTGCCCAGGGGCAAAGTTCTGCGCAAGCCCACGCCGAGGGCCAGGTTGGCGCAGCTGCTCCTGCAGGGTGTTGTACCCAGCCACTTCCTCCTGTGCGGTGCTGGAAGGCTGATCGAACAGGTCCCCCATCATGCCGTCGCGTCGAATGTTCCCTGCTACCTCACCCCCAGCAACAATCGCCTGCTGAATGTCCAAAGGAACAGGGCCAAGATCGAGCGCCCGCTGCCTTGGGGCACGTAGACCGATGTCCGGCGCAATGGGGTACATTGACCCTTCACGGCGATGCGCCAGCAACGCAACAGCACTGTCTTCCGTCGGGTCGCGCAGCGGGTCAAAGTTTGATCCAAACTCACCCGTAGAATCGTAGCCCGCGGGCTGCCCCGTGTACCCTCCAGGCGGCGGCTCCTGCTGCTTGAACACATCATCGAACGATGCAGGACCAGAAGGCGGCGGGGGTGTTTCTTCTCCTGCTCCCGGCGTGGCGTTGGGGGCGATTGGGACACGCTGGCCAGGACCCACCAGGCCCGTAGTCACACCACCCAACAAGCCACCAACGACTGCACCAGCCGTTGACTGCTCGGCCACGCCCTGGAACAAGGGGCGGCTATTGTCGTAGACCTTGGCAGCGAAGTTCTGTGCGGCCTGCTCGTTGCCCGACTGCAGTGCTTCCTGTCCGGCCTCAATGCCGCCACCCGCCACCGCCAGTGCCATGCGACCGCTGGCGGACTCGAATACGGGCTTCAAGTAGCGCCCCGCCATCGCACCGATGGCACCGGTGATCAGGCCACCCACCAACGGCGCATAGCCCTGTGCCTCAGTGATCAGCGTCTGCCGTGCCGTGGTGTCATCCGCACCCTGCGCGATCAGGTCCCGATACCGTTGTGAGCCGGCCTGCAGTTCTTCCGGCTTGGCCTGCTCAACTTCGTGCGCGACGTTGGACGCAATCTGCCCAACTGACAGGATGCCTTCGGATGCACCGAGGTACTTGATGGCGTTGGCCGCCATCGCCGCACCCTGCGCCCCCTTGATGCCGGCAGCAGCCTTCAACCAGATTGCACCGGGGAGTATCGTAACCAGGGTTGACGGTGCGTTCTGCGCGAGCGCGAGGCCGAGCGTGGCCATCGTCTCTGTGATGCCACCACGCCACACACTGTTCTGCGGATCGAGTGACAGGAACTGCCGTGCGGCACGCTCCTGCGATTCGGGCGACATGCTGGTGTACCAGTTGTCTGCAAACTGCTCTGTTGACTGACGAGCACTGGTCAGTCCTTCCGTGACTGCATTATCGCTTCCCAGCAGCTGTCTGGAGCCATACTCCAATGCACCGACGCCCATAGCGCCGACCTGGCCAACGCCCGACATGAATGCCTTGCCATAATCAGCCAGGCCAGGCTCTGCAGGCGCGGGTCCAGCCGGCTGCAGCGAGCGCAGGCGTGAAAGCAGGTCAGATCCCGGAGGCTGCCCAGGCGTCGGAATAGCCGAGCGCGCACGCACAGCAATCTTTGCAAGATGCTGCTTGGTGTTCTCCGGTATGTCGGAGTCCGGCCCCAGGTCCGGCATCGGTGCATACGGGAAGATGGCGCTGTAGTTGCTCACTTCTTCGGTCGCTGCGCCTGTGGCAGGTCGGCAGCCTCAAGTGCTGCCTGAAGCTGCCCTATAGAAGCTACTCGCTTGGCTTCAGCCAGTGCTCGCTCTGCGCTGATGGCCCCCTGGTACCTCTGCTTGATCTCGGCAGCGAGAAGCGCAATGTCGGGTATGTCAGCAGGATCGACAATCCCACTCTCGTCCTCTTGCAGGTTCTTGCGGAACGCAGCCTCGGCCGCGCGGAACGCGGTGCTATCCACATAAGCGCCAGCACCGCCACGCGCCTTTTCCGCCGCCAGCTCCACGCGCAGGGCGTCAGTTTCCTGGTTGGATCGTGCGTTGATCATTGCTGCCCAGCCCGCACGATCCTTGTACGTGGAGTCGGTCCTCACCTTCTGGTTCTCGCGTTCCTCGTCGCGCATCGACTTGGCGTACAGCCCCCACTTGGCCGGGTCCGCAGCTGCCTCAGCCAGATGCATTGCTGTTTCAGGGTCGATGGCCTTCACGGTATTGGGGATTGGCTTACCAGTCTTCTCATTGACTTCGAAGCCGACAATGTGCTGACCCTGAACACCGAACTGCATGCTGGTGCCGGACGGCAGGTAGTGCCATGCGGTCTTGTAGGCCGCCATCGCTCCCTTGTTGTTACCACCCTGCTGGAGCAGTGCACCCTGACGCGCGTAGTGCGCGAAGCCTTCCTGCTGCTTCTGCTTGATGATGGCATCGACCTGATCATCAACCAGTTCCGGGTTGCCTTCTCCACCCTCCAGCATGGCATTGAGCAGTGCGCGACGATACTTCGTCCAGTCAGCGCGCGAAAAGTCCGGGATGTCGGTCTGATCGACATCAGTGATATCCACCATTGCAGCAACTGGTGCGGCTGCAGCAGTCGGCGCTGCGCTGCGCCCACTGGTGCGCTTACTCAAAGCCGTGACGGCGGCCGACGTGCTCCCTGGGTTTGACGGCGCAACCCAGTCCGAGTTGTGCTGCCGCGCCACCATTGCGCCACTACGCCCTGGTGCCGCTGGTGCAGCGGGGGTTGGAGCAGGAGCGGGTGCTACTTGTCTTCCGGCAAACGGAGGGGTCTGCCCACGAGCAAGGGCGGCGGCGCGGGCATTGTTTACCCAATCAGCACCGTAAGCCAATGGCTGACGCTTATCCGAAGCAGTATCGAACTGCTGCGCCTGCACAGCATCAGCGTTGTAGTCGATGGCCGATTGCCTATCCCTGATGCTCTGAACGTAGGCGGCCTCTTTTGCATTACGCTGAGCTACGACCTCCAGTGCGCGCTTCTTCGCCATCTCCAGGGCGTTGTCTGGAGTACCATCGGCAAACCCCTCTGGTTCATCTCCAATCAGAGTCTGCTCCAGTCCGGTACTAGGGTCGTCCCCCTGCGTACCGCCGACATCGTAGTCAGCACCGTAAGAAGGTGCCGCAGCAAAACCAGCAGCAGGAATGGCGGCTTTCGGGCGGCGGAACAAGCCCCGTAACCGGGAAAAAGACTGACGCATGCGGTCCTGAATCGGATCACTCAGCCCTGATGGGTCAACCATGTACGGGGACGTATCGAGCGAACTCTCCCCCAACGCCGACGAAATGCGGTCACTGCGATGCCGTTTCTGCGCAACCCCCAACGCACCAGTCTCGATGGCCTGCTGCCGCAGCTTGCGGAACTGCTTGTTTTCTTCCCAACGGTCGCGGGCATCACGGCCGGCGGCGAAACTTGCGGGTACGTCTTCCCAACCCATTGTCGTTACCTCACGCCATCGCAGCGCGCTGCTGGGCCGCAGGAGTATGGTACTTCTGCAGCAGCTTGTCGAAGAACTCCCGTCCCTTGGCCTGCACCACATCGGCGGGGATCACGTACTCCTTGACCGACAGCATGGCAGGCACCTGATCATCGATGCCACTGCCGTCTCCATGCCCCTGGACCGGCCCCACCTGCTGCATGGGGATAGCCTGCCGCGGCTCGCCGCCATCAGCCATGAACATGCCTGCAATGCCGGCCACGCCACTGATGGCCCCGGTGATCGAGTCGCTGTTCTGCTTGGCGGCCGCCGAGGCAATCTGGAAGCCCTGGGTCGAGATGTTGGACGCGGAGTTGTACCCCTGCAGGGCTGTGTTCAGCCCCTGCCCGGCCGCGCCGAAGGATGCCGCCCCGCCGGCGGTGGTCGCATTTGCATTGCCCACCTGCGAGTTGCCAGCGTTGAGTACCTGACCGTACGCACCGGCCACGTTGGATGGGTACCCCTTGCCGATGTTCAGCGCCTCGGCACGGAGCGAACGGCCAACGGCTTCAGTGTTACGGGCCGCGTTGGTGCCCGCCGCAGCCTGGGCCTGGGCCTGGGCCGTGCGGACGCCAACATCGAGGGCCTGGTTGCGCACCATGCTCGGGTCAACGCCGTAGCCCTCCAGCCTCTGCAGAGCGTTGGTACGCTGTGCGTCGAACGACTGGTTGACATCGGCAATGGCCCGACTGCGGTCCGCCGCCCGTCGGGTGGGCGAGTCGTAGTTCTGGAAGTCCTTGACCAGGTTGTCTTCGAGTGGCTGGTAGATCTGCTGGTAACGGCTGCGGTCGAGCCTGGCATTGGCCAGCTGCTCGTCCTGCACGGCGTTCTGCTTGCCCAGCACCTGCTGGAGCGTTTCGCGGTTCTTCGCGTCCTGCTCTTTGGCCCACGCAAGCTGGTCGGCAGAATTCTGCCGCGCAATGTCCGCCGTCTCCTTGGATGAGTCAGCCAGCGGCTGCAAGTTTGGCGGGTCGGGTGCTTTCTTTGACATAGTACTTGGACCTCATCCAGTCATCGCGCGTGAAGCGAAGGAAGTGAAGCCCCCCATCGGGGTGCGCGCCTTCCGCAAAGAATACTTCCTTGAATCCGAGCCGGCGGTCGATGTCGAGGGCAAGGGTGTTGCCAGAAGGCACAACGCCGAAGACCATTGCAAGGTCGAGGACTTCGAAGGGGTACCGGAACGCGCGTCGAATAAAATCGCGCGTGATCCAGGGACCTTCCCCGGCCATATGCATACGACAGCACGTCCCTGTAAACCCTTCATATCCAACGACGGCGATGATGTGGTCATCGACGACTCGCGCGAGTGCGCGGAAGTCAGAAGACCAAGGCAGGCCAATACGCTGACGAAGCCAGTCATGAATGACGAAGGGCGGTGTTGACGTATAGAAGTCACTCACTAGAACTCTTTGCAATCAGGAAGCGGGAATGTGACCTTCGAAAGCTTGTGATACTCGAAGATCGTTTTCTGCAGGGTCTCCAGGTACAACTGCTTCAGGGTGGGGTTGTCGGTCCTGCAGTGCATGGCCCTCATGGCGAGGATGCGACCCTCCAGGTCTACCGCCCTGGCCTGCACCAGCTGCTGGCGGATTTCCTGCGTATCAGCGGCTGAGGCAAACCCCGGATAGATCGACGGGATAAAGCCGCAGGCCAGTGCGATGTGTGTTGCGAGTCCCATACCAATAACTCCTGTAGTGATTGCCATAAACCATCTCCACGCAACAACATCTTCCGCGTCCGCGTCGTGGCCAGGGGGGCGCAGTCGTCCTGCCATACTGAGTACTTCCTCGATCATGGTGTGTCGCTTTGCGTCCTGCGCCAGTAGCGAATGCCGACAGTTGCAAAAAAGAGCGACACCAGCATGATCTGGTACCACACCGGTGTCTTGGCGAGGGCGGCGAACCCCTTCAGGACGTAAATGTCCAGCCCTGGGATGAAGGCCATCACCGCCGGCATGCTGACAACAATCAGTGTATACTCATCCTTCCATGACGAGGCGGCCTGCCGGGCGAACTCCATCTCCCAGTTCGCATCGGCCGTCAGGCCCTGCGATACCAGTTCAATCTGCCGGGTCTTCTGCGCAAGCAGCAGTTCGTGGTCCTTGATCCGTGCCTCGGATTCGAACTTCGCCTGTTCGACTTTCAGCTCCGCCCGACGCTTGAAATAATCTGCGACAGGGCCGGTGAGGCCGGTAATGGCATCTGTGAGCAGACTCATGGAGTACCTCCGATACCAGCGATATCCCGCCAGTTCTTCTGCTGCAAGTGCGCCAGTTCCGAGAATCTTGGCTCGTTCGCCAGCGACTGTAAACCAACCTTCTCTGCCAATGCAATAGCCCGCCCATACAACGACTTATCGTTCCACTGGGGCTTGCCAAGCAGCATCGGCACGAAGTCCAGGGCCAGGCCGAAATTGTGCGCCGACTGCCCCCCACGGGCGTTGGTGACGGTGCGGCCCATCGGCCGGCGCGTCGTCACGTCCTTGCCTTTGACCGTGCGGCCAACCTTGTACAGTTCGTCCTGCTCCGCACTCGTCCGCAGGGTGCAGTAGATCAGCACTGTCAGGCCGGCGGTGCGGCACTCCGCCTGCCACTTGTAGGCCAGTGCGGCAAACTCCGGTCGGCAGTCATTGAGGCTGGTGGAGGGCATTACAGCGCCGCCATGATGTAGAGGATCAGTTCGGTGTAGATCAAGCTATACCGGCCATTCTCCTTGGAGAGGAACGCCAGCTTGTCCGGGTCGATGCCTGCTTCGCGCGCAGCCTGTTCGACTTCCTGCGCGTACAGGCCGATGTGAATCTTGCCGTCAGGCTCCGACTTCCACCGGTACTTGCGGATCATCCGCTTCAGCGTCCATGCAAAGGTTTCATCCCTGGACGAGAACGGGCCAGCATCTTCCTTGAGGGTCTGATCGGACGTGACATGCAGTGCATTCACGCTCCAGATGTCTGCCCACGGCTTGCCTGATGATCCCAATGCACGAGTGCCATTCGTGTCAGGCTCCGTGTTCCCCTGACCGAGTACAATCGTCGATCCGTAAATATTAAGCGGGATGTATGTAGTAGTGCTGTTCCTATACGCCTGAACGAATCCTGCGGATGCGCCAGCCGAGTATCCGACCTGGACTGCGTTGTCTATCGCACCATCCAGCTCGTCCCCCCACTGCCCGTTGCCCTGGATCTCCATGCCGAAGCCAGTGACCATGCCGACGCCATCGGACACTTCCAGCAGATCGGGACCGGCCTTGATGCCTGACCTCGCCCACAAATAAGTGTAGACCTCTGCACAGTTGCGCGGCGGCACCTGATTCCACGGCTCGGGGCTGGCCGAAATAGCTGGGCCACATATGCGTACGGAGTTGTTGCCCCACACGCCCAGCTGCATCCAGTCCTCGGAAGAATTGGATACGTGCACACCCCAAACTGACCTGATGCTCCCGGCTGTGTCGTCGCTATCCACGAACCGCGAGAAAAACCCGCAGTGCTGTACGTCGCTACCGTTACTGTCAACGCCCTCGAAACTAATGGCATTCTCGTCGTCGGCCTTGACGTTGCGCATGACCAGGAAGGTGTGGCTGCCAACACCTGTCCGGTTCATCAGGATCAGCTGTGCGGCTTCACGCGTTACACCAACCGCCCCCACCTGCCCGGCGAGGACCATACCGCCATCAACCGAAACTATAGGTGCCCCACCATGATCCAGCTGCGACAGGGCATGCGACATCGACGAGTACCGCGCCGTCCAGCCCCAGGGGTAGGACAGATCCACTGGAGTAACGCCAGCGGCAATTTCTGCAGCGGATATCGGGAACGAACCTGTAATCGCCACCCACGCGCCACCCTGGCGGACTTCATGCTGCGAAGTGGTGCTGTTGTAGATGATCGTGCCGTCTTGCGGGTTCTTGAGATCATCCCGCATGGCCGTGGTCATCGTCGGCGGGTCCTGGCCGAGCGTCACCAGCCGGTCCGCACCTTGTACCTGCGCCAGCCCCAAAGCCACGAGGTCGCTCACACGGACGTAGGAGTCCATCAAGTTGCGGGTCCGCCTGGCACCGATCTCGGTGTTCTCACGCAACAAGTTGATGGCCTTGGTGTGCGACTGCGGGTCGTCCGAAACCTCCGGTACTGTCGGGGTCTGACTATTAGGGCGGAGCCACAACGTCTTCATATACGGTCCAGCGCCTTGGCAGTCTCAGCGATCTGCACGTTGCGCATGGTTGTGTTGCCATACATCTCGAACTGCCACTCGTCGCTCTTGTAACCGGACGGCAGGCGGTGGATGTCGCCGTCATGGATGAAGTGGTCGTACCGCACAATGCCGTCGGCGTACACAATGAATCGCACGTATGGCAGGACCTCATCGACCAGATCCAGCATGTAAAGCTCGCTGCCCCCGATGGGATGTCGCCCGTTCACCGTGGCTGAATGCGCCTGGATTCGTCCGCCTACGCAGCCCATTGAGCCGATAGACGCCAACCGCCCGGCGGCGAAGCGCGTGTTGTTGAATGTGGCGTGCCCCGTAATGATGCTCTCACCAAGAACGGGAGCCTCAGTGTCAAAGTTCAGGCGAAACGCGCCGTAGTTGAACGGTTTGTCCATCTGAAAGATTTTCGACTTCCACCGCCACGACACCGGCTTCGTCCCTATCGGGTTCCACTCCATTGCAAAATTGTTGGCCAGGATCGAGACGTTGCCGGTATACGGGTCGGTCTCGATGCCGACCACGTTCCTGAACGACGTGAGGTCGATGAACTTTGCGGCCTGTTCCGTGGGGTCGATGATGAACCCTTTGGACGAGCTGTAGAAGGCAATGTACTGTGCCCCAAGCTGCGCAGCGAAAATCGTGGAAGGGCTGTACTCCGCCCACTCCTTCTTGGTGAACAGGCTCTGCGTGAGCGGAATGACACCCGACGTGTTGACCAGCTTCAAACCATCAATGGACGGATACACCGCGCCGGCGATAGTCCCCACCATGCCGCGCCGTGAAAGACAGGGGGCAACCGTGCCCAGCTTCTGCATGGTGAACGCGGCGGGAGACACACCGGAGCCGGCATATGGAACCGATGCCGTGCCAATGACCAGCGTCGTCCCCCACACAGCCAGGCCAACGATGTCAAACTCTGTTGCAAGTTCGTATTCAACAGGCCAGGCGTGAGGCCGGTAAGGCTCGCTGAACAGCAAGCGACGGCCAACCCAGCCAACGAGATATCCGCCAGGCATCACCACCCAGCCGACCATATCCGATGGCGGCATCGCCCAGGTCGTGGAGGCCAGAATGCTGTTCAACACCACCACGTCGTCCGCAATGGTGTCGTTGTAACTGGTAGTGGCAAGATCGATCTCAGCCACGAAATAGAACAGCGCACTGCTCTGACCCGGCACAGTGCGGTAGATACGCTTCTTCGTGATGTTGCGGTTGGCCGCGTCCGCCACAGTCGTCGAGATGGCGGTTATCGCCCATGTGCCAGCATCACCGGTGGCGAGGGTCGGAGGGGAAGGCTGCCCTTCTTCCCCGTACGCGCTCACAAAGGTGCAGACATACGCCCGCGTGTAATCTGAACCACCGGGCGGCGTCACGGTCATCGCAGTCGGCACGATGGGGACACCCAGGTAGAACGGCGCGCTGGCCGCTACGATGCGTGCCTTCGTGTTGTATGACGGGCGGTCGCTGTCTCCTACCCAGTAGTAACGCTCATACGAATCATTGACTACGGGCGAGCGCACCACATCCGTGTTGTAGGAGTCGAACGTCAGCCATGCTGCTGGGTCGGTGCCATATACGCGCACGGCCCGTTTGACGGCGTAGCCGGCGGCTGTGAAATCAGCCAGTTCCGCAAGCTCGTTGAACCCTTGTAGCTCACCACTGAGCAGGCTCGCATTCTCGGCTATGGTCGCGGCTTTGTCGGGTAGCAGACGATCAGCGCGTCGCGGGATGCGACCCTGAAAGTCGTCCAATACCCTACCGTTCTCTGCCACGAATCACCATACCGCCTGGAAGTCGCAACGCTCAGGATCGACCAGTGAATCTGTACTGTCCACGACAAGGATGCGGAAGCCCGATCCCGTGATTGGAGTCGCCTCATCGAGGAATGCCTTCAGGACCCCAATGGATGAGTGGTTCATGACCGTCACATTGATTGACTGACCAGTTCCAGCCCCTGCGGTGTACGTGACATCGAACACGCCCTGTGCGCTTCGTACCACCGTGCAGTTGCCAAAGGTGCCACTGGCCGCTGCATCGAAAGTGCCCCATGCACGCACGCCATACACCGGAGCAGCCCCACCAGAAGTTGCCAGCTTCGTGGCCGTCGTGGCCGTCGTGGCCGCCGTGGCCGTGGGGACTGTACCAGTTACCTGACTGGCCCCGTCGATAGATATCAGCCCCTGCATCTGAGTCACGAAGTACGACAGGGTGCACTTGCGGAAAAAGTTGTCCCCACCACCCAGCGTCACCATGACCTGCGTGAATCCGGCAGTCAGAGCAGGATTCTCGGCGTCAGTGCTGGCCTGACTGAAGTGATTAGCGAAGACATGCCCGCTGGCGCTGTAGCGCACGAGCTTGCCTGCTTCATAAGTCGTACCACTACCAGGCAGCAACCCCTGCAGAGTGTCAGCATCCAGCCCACTGCCGATGCCATCGTTACCTGCGTGCCATACCGTACTGCCGGCAATGGTGGAGCCAGAAGCCAGTGCCGCGGCGGCCGCGAAAGTGATTGCGTCATCGAAGGTGTAGTTACCCTTCACATGCCCGCCCTCAACCTGAATCATGCGTTCAAGGGTGCCGCGAGTCAGGCGGACCTCTATGCGATCACCAGTGAGCCAGTTAAGCGCGGTCGAGCCTTCCTGTGCGCGCACGACGGTCAACACATCAGTTGAGCGCCCCGTGCACTTCACATACTCAATATGCCCGGCCGCATCCTCCAGGGCGAGTATGGCGTGCTGGTTTGCACCAGGAGAAGGGAACAGTGCCCCGTAGCCACTCTCGACCTGGATCGAAGTAGCTACAGAATTGATGCCAGCAGCCAGCAGTGCGCTGGCGTTGTTGGTGAAAATCTGTGTGCTGACGGGCATGCTCGCTCCTACTTAGCGAAGGGTGGGAACCGCCACGCCTGCGCTCCATTGTTGCCCTGCTTGGCAATGGCGGCATACTTGCCGATGGCCGCGCGGAAACGCTTCATGTGGTATGCCGCACGCGTTGGATCTGAGTATGGCTTCGCAGGCTGCGCGTACAAGCGCCCCAGCGTGCCATCGAGGATGGCCATGTAGTGATCCTGCGTCGCAATGTTGTGCAGGGAAGTCGCCGCCGATGCAGGTATTACTGCCGCCCACATCCGCATTTTTCCAGTGAGTGTATTGCGTGGCTTGGGGTACAGGCCAATCGAGGTCGGATATCCAGTCTGCACAAAAAAGGCAGCAGGTACTTCCGCAGAAGCAGTGTCACTGTCCACCGGTTCCGCCGCAAGCGGATTGATTGGCAGGCCGTTGATGAATACCCCCAGTACCTGATAGACCTCGTATACGCTCGGCTCCACCGCATTGGCCGTGTGGTAGATGGTGTTGGCAGTGACGTTCTGCGCCGGCAGGAGGATCCGCCACGCCTTGCTCTCACGGTAGAACTCGCGCATTGCCAGCTGGAGTTCCCGCTTCACGGTCGGGCGCGATGCGCTCGGTGTGTAGGCCAGGAGGTCTTTCAACCATGCAGTGTAGACAGCCATTACAGTCCAACCACCTGTTGCTTGAACTGTGAAAGAAGGGTCATGGCACGGTTGTCCACGGCGAACTCGTCGTCGAGGAACTCAGTCGAGCCGGTAACAAAATAGATCATCGAACCGAAAAACATCATCGGCAGGTCGAACTCATTGCCGAGGTCAGAACTGGTGATTTCGGGGACGATCACATCGTCTGCGTCGTCATCATACTGATCACGGAACACTTCGGGGCGCAGACGCGCAATCTCCTGCAGGCCCCTGTTCAGGGCGCGCAGGAGCGTCGTATTGTCGTACCTGTAACGCTCAGAGTCAGTGTCCTGCAGGATGATCCGTGCATCATCGAGCAGTTCCTGGTAGGTCCGTGCCATCTCAACCTCCTGGGACCCCTGGGGGTGTTACCCCCCAGGAGTATTCACAGGCTGGGATCAGCCCCTGGCGATGACCGCCCGGCCGATTGCCACGCCGTTCACGACGCGGTAACCGTACACCTGCAGGCCGCGCACGAGATTGGAGAAGCTGCGCTCGCTGCGCAGGGTCTCCATCTTGGTGAACTGCGACGCGAAGGTCAGAGCGGCCTTCGTGCCGAAGTACATCGTGCTCGTATCGACGGCGCTGTCCAGAGCGGGCAGCAGGTTCGACTGGTACAGCGTGAACCGGTCGATCATGCCGAGCCGACCATTGCGCAGGATCGAGGAACCGTCACCCGTGAGGGAGGCGTTCTTCAGATCCGACTTCTTGATCAGCGCGCTGACCCACGGCGGAATGATCATCCACCGACCATTTTCCGGCAGGTTCTGCTCGTCGAGCACCTGGCCGGCATCCACGATGAAGTCCAGGACGGACATGTCGTTCGACGTGCTGTCGCCCGCTTCCGTGCCCTGGCCCACCTTGCTGATGTACAGCGGCGAGGCCGCCGTGCCCAGGCGGATCGTGGCGGACAGTGCACCGGCCGAGTTGCCACGGTTGGCGCTGTTCACGTCCGAGGTTGTACCCAGGTACGACAGGACCGCGGTATCGACCGCGATCTTCATCTGCTCGGCCGCATCCTCGGCCCACATCGACATCATGTCGATGTCGGACTGGACATCCATCACATCGTCGAGTGCCAGGTTGAAGTACTTGGCCTGGTCGATCGTGAGATCGATCTTCGTGCTCGACGGACGCTGAATGCTCAGGTCCTGGTCGGTGGTGTAGTCCGAGATCGTGATCGTCGGACGGACGCGGATGTGAACCGTGTCGCCCTTGTTCTTGATCTCACCCTCGTAGTCCGTGTTGGCAATGGCCGCGAGGACCGTCGCCGCGTAGAACTTTTCGAGCAGCTTCCCGGACCAGATCTCCGGGATGAACTGGCCGGCGTAAGCCGGGCTGGGCGTTGAACCTGCCCACGGTGTACCAACTGGAAATGCCATGACTGATGCTCCTGAAGTGAATTGAGAAACGGTTAGCGAACGCGTCCTTCACGCTGAGCCGCGAAGATGTCAGCTTCGAGCCGCTTGGCCTCGGTGCTGCCGGCCTTGATCTGCCCCGTGCGAACAGCGGAGTAGAACTGACCGATTTCCCCGCGGGTCCATACCCGCTTACCGGACCCTTCCTGAGCGCCAGCCGGGCCAGGCTTTGCGGTGCCTGGCGCGATGAAGCCTTCCAGCGTCTTCCCAGCAGCCGGCGCAGGGGCCGATGCGGGAGCGGGAGGGGGCGTCACTGCTGCGTGTTCGTTCTGGTATCCAAGAAAAAACGCCACGACGCGGGATGCTTCGTGGGCCTGATACGCTTCGGTCAGCAGGTCACCGCGCACCCTTCCGGTGTACGGGTCCCTCTGATCAAGCCACTGCAGGAACCCCTGATCAGTGTTCTGCTGCTGCCAGTTTGGGACAGCCTCAGAAAGCTCATCAAAGAAACGTCCTGCCGTAT